CGTCATAGTGGCAGTAAGTGACTATAACTTTTCCGTCAGCTTGTTCGTAAGCTATGTTTGATCTAGTTCCCATATTTTCCTCCGTTTATAAAATGTGTTAACTAAGTCTATATGATACTAACTGTATCCAATATGTCAAGTTATGTGACTGAACAATGTGTAACTATGTTTTACAGTAATAAATATTTATATGATGGTATTTTGAGAAATAATCGCATCTGCCCCCGCACCAGGTCGACTTCGTAAAATAAAAGCACGAAAGAAGCCCCATAATCAGTCGGGAAATGTCGGGATGTCGGGATTTCGGGTTTGTCTCTTGTTTTAGCTATATATACACACAGTTTAACACACATCACAGCAGCAGGATCTACCAGGGCAGCTTACATAAAGCCCGTCAATCAATAAAAAAAAGAGTTGCTTTTTGTATCTATTGTGTAGTAGAATAAGTTTTTGTCTATATACAAGAAATTGAGTTGGACAAATCTAGCTAGGCAGAGTGCTAGTATAAAAAAATCTACTGCCGAAAGTTACTGTTCTTTCGTGAATAATAAAAACAGTTTTAACCCGATCACCGTCAGCTGGACTTGGTCGGGTTTTTTTATGTCGGGAATCGGGGGTCGGGTTTTTTTGCTACTGCGTAGAGAAACACACACAAGCAAATCACAATAATAGATCCAGGGCTGCCTCTGACACCAGGGGCTACGCAGCCGTGCAGGTTGACATATTGTAACCACCTGCTACAATAGATCTTTTATAAGTAGGAGAATGAAAATGTATAAGATAGTAAGATTTTATAAAGATAGTAGTCATCAAGACCACAACAAGATAATTAAAACTGGGTTAACTGAAGCTGAAGCACAAGAACATTGTCAGCGAGAAGACACACACGAACGCGGCGTTTGGTTTGATGGATATACTGAGGAGTAACAAATGACAAGAAAAGATTACATTAAGATAGCAAATGCAATTGAAAACAATACAACAGCAACTCATAAATTAGTAAAACAGGATTTTATATTGGAGCTGTGTGCTATATTTAAAGCAGATAATCCAAAATTCGATAGATCAAAATTTTACCTTGCTTGTGGGGGTGCAACTCCATTCTTGCCAGATGAACAAGACTAATAATGGACACACTCTTTATCATAACAATTGCTTTGTATGTGTTGGTGTTCCTTATGTCGGGTCGGGCGTGAGTTTTATCGGGTCGGGTCGGACTGCCAACGCATACAAGCACTTACACACACAAACTGCCGCACCAGGTAACGCTGTCTTCGCTACGGGCCGCTGTCCAGGTGGAGCTGAAGATCTAAAAAAAGATCAATTAATTTCAATAAAGTTAACAAATTGTAACCATTTCATAGTATAATTAATTCTTTAACTATTAGATCAATAAGGAGGTCTATATGAAAATCGATGGAATGTATTTTGAAATAGAAGGAAGGCTTTATCGTGTTGCACCCATGGGTGAAAACATAACAGCTATAACTTTGACAACTGATGTTCATGGCGAACAAAAGGTCGTGCAAAATGGTGAACTTATTGAAGGTAGTATCTACATTGGCACTACGCAAGAGCAAGTGAATGAAAGCATATTTAGTGCTTTACCTTCGCCTGAGGAGGTTAACTGATGAGCGAACAAGAGGGACTAAAAGACGCTATACTCAGAATAGCAAAAAGAAAAGGCATCAATGATAGTGTTATAACCGATCTTGTAGAAGCAAAATGGAAAGCATTTATTGAAGCTGAACGAGAATTAAAAAGTAAAAGTTAACCACATAATCGGAGGAAAAGAAGGGACTTAACTGTCCCTTTTTTTATGTCTAGGATTCTTTTAGATCACACATTATCGGTCGGTGACGCTTCTGACGAAGGGGTGGGGGACAAAAAACGTGCTACGCAGTATATACACACACAAGCTTAATAACGAACACAAACAAAATACATTTGTAGCACAATGCTAGTCATGGTCTCCTGTTTTATGTTACTATCAGATTTTATCTACGAGGTACCGAATGGAAGAAGATATGATGAACATGCAGGTCAACCCTGTGATGATGCCCGACCAAGGGACTCCGATGGGTCAGCAAATGCCAGACCAAATGCAATCAGATCTTGACCAAATCTCTGGATCAGACCAAGAAGAGGCAAAACAAGCCCTCATGCAAATTATAAAAATTCTACAACAAATGGTATCTCAAGGTGCTTCTGATGAACAAATAGAGGCATTTCTGCAAGAAGTTGGTATCACTATGGAAGAGCTACAAATGGCTAGGGAGATGTTCGGTATATGAGTCGTTTTACAAGAGCCCAAAAAATAGCAGAGCAGGTTTTAAAAAACAATAGAAAAAAACGTAATGAAGAAATTATTGATCAAGTATTAACACCTAAAGGTCGTGATTATGAAAAATTTTCAAGAGCTGCTGACGCAAGAATTGATAAAGTTTTAGCTGAGCAGGGAATACCCATGAAGCCTCAACGTGGTGGATTGCTAGGTGCTGCAAAGGCAAGAGGTATGATCTCCCCAAAAACAGAGAGTGACATTAGAAGAGTTGTTGGTACGGGTGCGGCCACAGCAGGTGGAGCATTAGCACTAGGCACTAAAGGGTTTAATGAGCCTTATGATGCACAGAATATGGTGATTGACCCAGCAGCTATTGGAGCAATAGCGGCTAGAATGGGCAAAAGTATTTCAGAAACGGTAGATGAAGCCTCTGGGCTTGTTGAGCAAGCGGCTATGCCTGCAACATTGTTTTTTATGGAGATACAACAAGGGTACCAAGATGAACTTGAACGCCAAAGAAACATGGAAATGTATGGTCAACCCACCGTTCCAGAGCTTGAATCTGGAGCTATAGAACCTGTATCTCTATTATTTGCTGAGGGTGGCCCTGCAGAGCTTGGCATGGACAACGAACCTAGATTTGCTGAACGACCACCTTTTTCTCAAAAATTTACTATTGAAAACGAAATTAAAAATAAATACAAAGAATACGAAATGGCTGTAAGAAACAATGAATTGTTACGTGCTCAGAATTTAGTAAATGAAATAGATCAACTTGAGCAACAAAAAATCATGATTCAAAATCAAGCGGCTAGTCCCCTGTCCAATAGGGACATGGAAATAGCTAATATTCTAGAATCTATATCTCAATAGCCTACCATGGCTGCACGCAAAGAAATACTAGCAGATCTTAGTACCAAGATAGCTGATGGTAAGATGCGTGAAGCGTATCGTACCTTTGAAGAACTACCTGTTGTAGACCAAATAGCTGTAAGTATCTCTCCTGGCGTAGGCGATGCAATTGCGGCTTACGAAGTTGGTGAGTTTGGTCGAAGAGCTAAAACCAACATAGAATCAGGCGATAGACTTGGCGCAGCAGGTAATATAGGCTTATCTGCACTTGCAGGGGTAAGTTTAATACCATTATTCAGATTCCTTCGTGGTGCTAAGGGCGTAACTAAATCTGGTGCGAAAACGCTAGAAGCTTCAACTAAAGCCGAACAACCCCCTGTTGAAGCTAAATTACCACCCTCAGCACCGAAGGATTCACCTTTACCAGAAGTTGAGCCGTTTCAAAAACGTCCATTAGTTGAGCTAGATTACAGAACAGGTGGGGGGATGGACTACCAACTAAACCTTGGTTCAAAAACTCGCAGATGGCTAAATGGCTACAAACAACCAGAAATTAATTCTTTGAAACCAAGCGAACAATCAAAAACAGTCACCGAATGGATTGACACTATGAAAGCTGACAATCTGCCAGAGGGAGAGCTTAAATTATTGCGACTAATAGATCCCGATGGTTCACCAAGCACAAGACTACTCAATGAAACAGCAGGCAATAAAGTCATAAGTCGTGGATTTTTAGATGATTATATGCAAAGAGCACAACGGGATGCATTACAAGTTCGCTATGTACCCAATAGAAACCACCAAAGTCCAGGCTCTACTCCAGATTATGTATCATCTGATGACCAAAGACAGTCACTCTACTTTGTCAGAGGCACAGGAGAATTTAGACAAACGCCAGACCATTATAGTGGTTTAGAAATGGCAGACAAAATACGAGGTAATAACGCTTATGTATTTGATGCCGATGCATTTACGCAACCAGGTGCTAGGTATTCAGCTAGTAGATCTGAACTTATTCCAGAGGACGCAGAGAAAATAGATAAAGCTTTTGCAAATATTAATCTTCAAACAACCGATGATTTTAAAGAAATATTTAGAATACAAAGTGATTTTGTCAAAGAAGCAACTGCAAAAAGAAAACCAAAAGCATTGCGTAAAAAAGCTCTTATTGAAGAAGGCGGTATCCAAGAAATAATAGAACTTGATAAGAACTTAGCTTTTAGCATTGATAATAGGGTCAAACTTAACAGACCATTAGCAGTAACTTTAAAAGACTTTCTTGCAGACAATAATGATGTTTTCTCTAGAGCTTTAGATTATGAAGACTTGTATGATGGTTTGGATAGAAAATTAGTAGTAGCAATCAATAAAAATGATGTTGCCACCCAGAAAAAAATACTTGGCGATCAATATGAATACTTTGCCAAAGGGTATATTGATTACGAAATACCTGATAATTATGCAGGGTATGCCGTTGATTACCTTAAAACATTAGTGTTGCCCAAAAGTCTGGGTGGTAATTACAAAAAACCAAAAGCAAGCGCTATAACTAAAGATATAATGGATGTCGATACCACCACGATTGATGCATCCCGTGGCTTTACGTACCCTGTCACTTCTAATCCAGATGCACGAGTTTCGCTTGAGTCCTTGCAATCAATTGGCAGACAAGATTTATTAAAATTAGCAGAAGAGCTAATCAAACGTAGAAAAGCAGATGAAATTTTATTCAACAAAGTAGCTGTGAAGCCAGGCACAGGTTTTATAGATCCTAAACAACAGGCCGCAACTATGAAAAAATTAGCTGCTTACAATAAAAAAGTTGCTAGAATCCAAGAAATACAAGCTGAAAACTTTAGAGGAAAAAAACCAGACTCAGATGAAATAATAGATTTATTAACTGGGTTAGACCAACAAATTATGGATCTAGGAGTGACTGAGTTTTCTATAAGTCCAAGAGATATTGAAAGAGTTACTGGCAGGCCTTTTGCACAGTCTTTGGATAAATCACCTGAAGAAATATTTTTTATGACTGCAGGCCTTCAAGGCGGTAGACAGAAATACTTTGACGCAGGCCCTAGAGTAGAGGATCGTGTCAGAGCTTATTTTGACGATATTGTTGATATTGGCACTAAAGATATAGAAATAGCCAATGGCGTAAAAATATTAAAAAAAGCAGTAGCAGCAAAAACAGAAGGGTTGCCACAAAGTCCATATTTCAAAGGTGGGCGTGATAAATATGTAACTTTACCCATCAGAGCAAATATTTTAAAAGCATACAATGAGGGAGCCGATGGTCTTAGCATTGGTGCCAATCAAGCGATGACAGAAGCTACCCAAGATACTGCTGAAGCAGTAGTGAGGAATTATAAAGATGCAGCAGCGGAAATAAAAAAAGTTCTTAAAGAATTAGGTGTAGATGAAAAAGGGGTTTTAGAAACAGTAGATACAGGGTCAACATTTGACGGTACTTACTTGAAATTTACTCCAGAGTTACTTGATGCTATAAGCAAACGTGGTATCAACGCTTTCAAATACGGTGGTGCCGTTGATATAGACGCTATGTTAGCTGAGTTATGAAGCTTGCCCATTTATCAGATCAAGAAATCAAAGAAACTTTAGTTCTGCAAGAACGCCTTGAAACTCTTAATAAACAAGAACAATGTCACAACAGCTTCTTGTTCTACGTGGAACAAATGTGGCCAGAGTTTATTTGTGGTCGCCATCACGAAATCTTTGCCCAAAAACTAGAAGATGTAGCTAATGGCAAAATTAACAGGCTGATTGTAAATATGCCACCTAGGCATACTAAGTCTGAGTTTTGCTCAACCTATTTTCCTGCATGGATTATGGGTAAACAACCTAATCGTAAAATTATGCAAACTACTCACACAGGTGAACTAGCTGTTAGATTTGGAAGAAAAGTGAGAAACATGATGGATTCTGTTGAATACAAAAGAATCTTTGACAATGTAGAACTGCAAGCTGATTCTAAATCTGCAGGTAGGTGGGAGACTAACAAAGGCGGTGAGTATTTTGCTGCAGGTGTCGGTGGTGCTATTACAGGTCGTGGTGCAGATCTATTAATTATTGACGATCCACACTCCGAACAGGATGCTTTGAGTCCAAGCGCACTAGAGTCTTGTTGGGAGTGGTACACTTCAGGGCCTAGACAGCGTTTGCAACCAGGTGGTGCCATTATCGTAGTGATGACACGTTGGAGTACGATAGATCTCACTGCAAAATTACTGGAAGCACAGAAAGAGGAAGCTGCAGATCAATGGGAGGTAGTTGAGTTTCCTGCAATTTTTCCTGATACCAATGATTCTTTATGGCCTGAGTTTTGGGATATTACTGAATTAGAGAAGGTTAAAGCATCTTTACCTGTACAAAAATGGAACGCACAGTGGATGCAGAACCCCACATCTGAAGAGGGCTCTATTATCAAGCGTGAATGGTGGAATATGTGGGAATATGATGAGATGCCTGCTGTTAGTTACATCATCCAAAGCTACGATACTGCTTTTTCGAAAAAAGAAAATGCTGACTACTCTGCTATTTCTACATGGGGTGTGTTTCGTCCCACGCCAGACTCACCTGATTGTTTGATTTTATTAGATGCACAAAAGGGGAGATGGGATTTTCCCGAACTCAAACGTATTGCCTTTAACGAATACAAGTATTGGGAGCCAGATATGACACTAATTGAGGCAAAAGCCTCTGGTACACCATTAACCCATGAACTAAGAAGACTTGGTATACCTGTGGTTAATTATTCACCAACTAGAGGACACGATAAATCCACTCGTATGCACTCAGTAGCACCAATTTTTGAATCCAAATTAGTTTATGCACCACAACGCAAGTTTGCAGAGGAGATGATAGAGGAGTGTGCTGCCTTCCCTTTTGGAAAAAATGACGATTTATGTGATACTATGACTCAAGCTCTGATGCGTTTTAGAGAAGGTGGCTTAGTCTCTTTAGAAGATGACTATTCAGACGAAGAAAAAGCACCAGTTAGAAGGGTATATTACTGATGGCAATTGAAAAAGACATAAATCCAACCGTGCTCAACGAAGAAAACCAAGTTCCGTTAGGTGAAGAAGGCGTCAATGTAGCTATTGAGGCCTTAGAAATGGCTCAAGATGGTGATTTTGTCATGCAAGAAGATGGCAGTGCAGTATTAGAGTCAGATTTACAACAACCTGTTGAAAGCGGTTTTAATGAAAACCTTGCTGAGTTGTTAGATGAAAACGAACTCATGCGTATCTCCAATCAATTAGTAGATGGTATTGAGAAAGATAAATCCTCAAGGGAAGATTGGGAAAAAACCTACACTGACGGCTTAAAATATCTTGGTATGAAGTTTGATGATGAAAGATCTGAGCCCTTTGAAGGTGCATCTGGTGTGGTTCACCCCTTATTAGGTGAAGCTGTTACAACTTTCCAAGCACAAGCATACAAAGAACTCTTGCCATCTGGCGGCCCTGTAAAAACACAGGTCATTGGTGCCTATGATGGTGCTGTTGAAGAACAAGCACAAAGAGTCAAAGAATTTATGAATTATCAGATTGTTCATGTGATGGAAGAATTTGATGAAGAGTTAGATCAAATGCTGTTTTACCTGCCATTAGCAGGATCTGCATTTAAAAAAGTTTATTATGATGAAGGATTAGGCAGGGCAGTTTCTAAATTTGTAGCTCCAGAAGATTTGATAGTTCCTTATTTTACTACGGACTTAGAAACTTGCCCTCGCATCACCAATGTAGTCAAAATGCCCGAAAATGAGGTTAAAAAACTACAAGCTCTAGGTTTTTATAGGAAAATTGACATACAAACAGGTGATGAAGATGCTGTTACCTCTGATGCTAAAGAGGAAATAAACAAATTATCTGGTTTAGAGCCATCATACGATACAGGTGAGGTATCTTTGTTGTATGAAGTGCACTGTAACCTTGAAATAGATGGATTCGAAGATCTAGATGCGGATGGCATGCCAACAGGTGTGAAATTACCTTATATTGTCACCATTGATGCTAATTCACGTGAGATTCTGTCAGTGCGTAGAAATTTTGTAGAGAATGACCCCCTCAAAAACAAGGTTGAATACTTCGTACATTTTAAGTTTCTGCCTGGTTTAGGTTTTTATGGCTTTGGTTTAACACATATGATAGGGGGTTTGTCCAAGGCATCAACTTCCATTCTGCGTCAGCTAATAGATGCAGGTACGTTAGCTAATTTACCCGCAGGTTTCAAAACTCGTGGTATTAGAATTAGAGATGAAGACACTCCAATACAGCCAGGAGAGTTTAGAGATGTAGATGCGCCTGGTGGTTCATTAAGAGAATCCATACAACCATTACCTTTCAAAGAACCAAGTGGCACATTGTTAAATTTACTTGGTATATTAGTAGATGGTGGTAAAAAGTTTGCTTCGATTGCAGAAATTAACACAGGACAAGGTAATCCAAATGCTCCTGTAGGCACAACGTTAGCGTTATTAGAGCGTTCAACTAAAGTTTTATCAGCCATACACAAAAGATTACATAATTCACAGAAAAAAGAGTTCAAATTACTTGCTCAAGTATTTCAAGAATACCTGCCGCAAGATTATCCGTATGCCATAGCTGGTGGACAAGCAAATATAAAACTTGCTGATTTTGATGAAAGAGTAGATATTTTCCCAGTTTCAAACCCAGATATATTCAGTCAATCACAAAGAATAGCTATGGCACAAGAAATGATGCAATTAGTGCAATCTAATCCAGAGGTGCACGGGCCTAATGGTATTTACGAATCTTATAAAAGAATGTACGCAGCTATAGGTGTAGATAATATTGATAAAATTCTTACTCCGCCACCGCCTACAGATCCCAAACCCTTAGAGGCAGGTTTTGAAAACAATAAACTCTTATTAGGACAACAAGCACAAGCATTTCCACAACAAAATCATGATGCACATATAGCATCGCACATTGCTTTGTTACAAACTCCACCTGTGCAAATGAACGCACAAGTGCAAGCCTTAATACATTCACATATCATGCAACATCTACAGATGAAAGCCGATGCTCTTGGTGAACAACAAATGCCTCCAGAATTGCAACAACAATTTCAACAATTACAACAGCAAGCGCAACAAGCATCTCCTGCAGAAGCTGAACAACTTGTTATGCAGGCAGGCGACTTACTGGCACAATTCTCAGCACCAATTATGGCTGAACTAATAGCTGAATACAGCAAACAGGTTGAAAATCCAAATGACGAAGATCCGTTAGTTGCTATAAGAAAACAAGAACTTGCTCTCAAAGGGCAGGAGCTATCTATGGAGCAACAACAATTTTTACAAGAAGAACAACGCAAGGCGCAAGAGGCACAAATGCGTGCTCGGGTAGATCGTGAAAGAATTGGAGCACAGGAAGATATTGCAGATTTACGTGATGACACAGCTCGTGCAAGGCTTGAACAACAGGCTCGTTTTAAAATGTTAGATTTGCAAAATAGAAAATAAGACTTGCAAAAATAAAAATAGAGCCACATAATTAGGCACATGATAAAAAGAACAGAGATAAATCAACAGAAAACCCCCACACCTTTAAAGAATAAAAATCCTTATAGTAATAAGGGTAGTGTTTCTTTGAAGTCTGATGCTGGCTCTTTTGATGCAAACACCAAACCAAAACCAGGTATGGGCAAAGGCAAAGCTAGAGGTATGGGAGCTGCAGAATTTGGCGGCAAGTTTTCTGGTGTTTATTAATGTCTGATACTTGGTTAAGTAAAAAGTTTTTAAAAGAACTCAAACTAAGAAGAGAAGACATTACTGATACCATGCTCGGAGGGTGCAAAGATCATGCACAATACGAGTTTCTGCGTGGGCGTTACAGTTCTCTCGCTGATGCAGAAAATATATTTAGAGAGCTGCTCGGAAGGGTAATAAAAGATGACATCAAAGATACAGGTTCCTGATCATATAGCAAAAGAGATCGAAGCCGAACAGGCGCAAGCAGAAGAAGTAAAACAAGAAGAGGATAATCAAGAATTGCCATACGTGTCACAGGAAGCACGTGTGCTTGATCCAACACTGCTCGACAAATCAATTTTAGAACGTATGCCACAACCAACAGGTTGGCGTATTTTAATACTGCCGTACAAAGGTAAAGGTGTTACTGATGGCGGAATACATTTAGTGCAACAAACCTTAGACAGAGAATCACTGGCTACGGTTGTAGGGTACGTTGTGAAGATGGGGCCTGACTGTTATAAGGATGCAAGTAAGTTTGCAGAACCTTGGTGTCAGGAAAAACAATGGGTATTAATTGGCAGGTATGCTGGTGCACGCTTTAAGCTCGGTGATGAATCTGAGTGTCGTATTATCAACG